AACACAAACAGGTAGAGAAATTGATCGTTATGGTATACGTCTTTCTTCACAAAAACAAGCAGATACTTCTTTAAGACCATCTACTCCCGCCTATACCAGAGCAGAGATTTCTGAGGCTACTGAAGAGCTTACAAAAGTTAATCCTAGAACAGGTAGAAAGATTCGCCCTAGAAGAGCAGATGTTATTCAAAGCATAGCTTCTCAACCAAAAACTCCCGAAGGACTTGCTTCTATTGATGTTTCAAGAGAATTAACAGCTTTACAAAGACAAGCAAACCAAGGTAACCCCAGAGCCCAGGCTCAGCTACAATCGTTTATACAGAATATGAGGTTAGGGTGATGGCTGAAAAGAAAAAAACAAAAAAGAATAAAAAATTTATTCAAGATATGAACATGAAGAAAGGTGCTTTTACTGCGAAAGCAAAACGTAAAGGTATCACTTCTGCTCAGCTTCAGGAGAATGTTTTAGCTGATCCAGATAAATATGATGAGAAAACAGTTAAACAAGCAAGACTTCGCAAAACCCTGGTAGGCTTAAACAAGAAAAAGAAAGCTAAAGAAGAATGAAAGATCATCGTCTTGACCTAGGTCGTTATGTTCGTAATCCTTTCAACAGAAGAGGACAGATTCCCAAGCGGCTTGATTTCCAAGAATTATTTAGAGTAAAACCAGACACTGGTGACTATCCCTGGAACCCCTCTAGATTTACTCAAGAAGATTTAATAAAAAGAGCCCAGACCAAAAAAGTTACTTTGAACCCCGATTTAAACTTTGTAGGGGAAAGTGTTTTCTTTGATGAAAGTAAAGGCCTTGCGTCTTCTGACTACGAGATGTTCGAGGGCATTGGTCGCTTTAATCGTAGAGAAGATTATGATTTCAATGAGGGACGCGCATTAACAACAAAACGACCTCAAGAACAACCAGACTACAATCCCCTTTGGATTGATGCCTATAAAATTAGCCCCACCTTGAAACCTGGCAAAAGGGCTAAAAACCCAATGCCACGCATGGCAAACCCAGACCCCAACGGCTATATTATGTCTCGCGCTCAAACTATGGCAAAAGACGAGAAACAAGGTATTACTTCGGTTGCACAACTTTTAAAAGGAGAAAAATCTTCTGCCCCTCAAAGTGAGGATCTTACGAGCAAAAAAGAAAAAGGTGTTGATACAAAAGAAGAGAACAATAATCAAACAAAACAAATTAATAAAGATCAAGAGAAGTAGAATAAGTTTATATAGAAATATGGTGCCGTGAGTTTAGGGAAGTTAGTAAAAAGGGCTGCATCAAAAGGTGGTAAAGAAATTGCACAGAGTGCTTTACCCGGCTCGATTCTCACTGGTATTTTAGGAGCTATTACAACCGGTAACCCCATAGCTGGACTTGCTATTGGCGCAGCAGATCTTGGCTTGAGTGCAGGTGCAGCAAGATTGATGGCTAGGTCACCCCGACTAGCAGGTAAATACTCAGGTGTTGTTTCAGATAAAGATGTAAAGGCAGCTAAGGTTGCAGGAAGACCTGTTGATCCATCTGAGATAAAATCAGTTTATAATCCCAGTATTGCCCAAAATGTTGCAATGATTGGTGGTAGTGTTGCAGCACCTGTTATTTTGGAACCAGCATTAATGTCAAGATCAAATGTAATTAATAATCCTGAAGCTTATAACGCTGCAACTGTTCCTCAGATATCTGACCAGGACATGACAGCACTTCTCATGACAACCATGATGGAATAATGACAGAACGTAAAAGAGTTGGTCAGGGTTTGATGCAAATGCTGGGCATGATTATGCCCGATTCAGTAAAGCGTGGCGCTAAAGCAGCTGTTGACTTAATGGATGAGGCATCCAGGCGCGAAGTTAGAGATGAGCAAGGAAATAGAATTCTTAGCTCTGTATCTAATTACAGCATATTTAGTCCTAAATTTATTAAAGAATTAAATCAAGTTAAAGGAATTACCCCCCTTGGCGCACCAGGTGAATTTTTGGGTGCTTATGCAACTCGAATATTAACAGATATCGGTAGTGATTCTTCTAGACATATTTATTGGCGTTATAACCATCCAATGGCAATTGCAGATAAACTTGTTGAAGAAGTAGCAGGAGCACCATATAGAAATTTAGATCCTACTCGTAAGGCAGCCCTTGGTTTGGCGGTCGGTGGCCCCATGGCCGTTTCTCTTGGTAACCTTGATGTTACTAATCCAGGAGAAGCATTTAGAGCAAAGGGTTTTGCACAAAGTTATGCCGAGACCGGTTCCGACGATAGAAGACAAACATCACAACCAGGTATTGAATTAGCTGAGCGTGTTTTACTTGGTAGACAAGGCAGACCACTTAAATATGAAACAGCTAAACAAGATATACCTGATTTAACAAAAGAACGTTATAGCAATTACATGCGTAACTATTACCAGGATAAAGGAATTACTGGTATGGGTTTAGTGAAATTTACACCTGAAAACTTAGAGGGCGTGCCTGAGGCACGCATTGTTGGATTCCCGATTGGCTTGCAAGCCGTGGGTGCGGGAGTGGGAGGGGCAGCGGCATTGCGCCATGCAATGAAAACAATGCCACAAAAGAAAACTACCACTGTAATACCAGCTCAAGATGGTAGGCCCGCCAAGACTGAAACCAAAGTAACAAATGCCCCTGGTGCAACCAGAAGAAGTCTTGGTATTACAGCGGCAGGTTCTGCAGTCGGACTTGCAACTGGTGCATTAATTAACAAATTACTTGCACAAGCCAATAGACCAAAACTAGAGGAATTAGATGATTATCAGCCTAAAATGTAGACTGATAAAATTAAAGTACTAATAAGAAAAGTGTTTAAAAGATGTCTGCAGCTATTATTCAACAATTGTTAGGTTATGGCCTTAAAAATCCTGCTGCATTAAATCCTATTGCAAAAAGCCTTGGGCTTTTGTCTAAAGGAAAAGCAATTGGCCAAGGCGCTTTAAGAGCAGGTACTACAGCATTAACCTATGCGCCTGCTCTTGGTCAATTAGCAACTGCTGCTAGAGAACAAGATCCAGCCGCTCTTGCCGGCGGTCTTGTGACAGCAGGTGTCACTAAGGCAGCAGGTGGAGGCGTACTTGGTGGTCTTCTCGGCACTGGCACCGCCATGCTTGGCAATGCTTTAATTGCTCCAACTGCTGCAGCAACTGGAGATATCTTTCAAAAAACTTTAAACGCTGTTACTGGTTCTCGTAGGGAAGCAGGTAAAACTGGCCTCGGAGGTGAAGGAGTGATAAGTGACGAGGATAAACAAGTATTAAGAGAGTTAATTAAAAGCCAACCAGAATTAGCGGCTAAGTTATTACCTGCATTTGCACAAATGCGAGGTGTTGACACCGAAAACCAAATGAAGTTGAATCAACAAACTGCAGCTCTCACTGGTGCTCTTAATCAACAAGGAATCCTGGGAACGCTTGCCAATACTTCTTTAGGTGAGTCAGGTGCAACCGTAAGAACAATGATGTCTGCACCCAATCCTTATGCTAGCTCTGCATTCAGTTATAGAGGAGGTTGATAAAAGTCATGAATTTCGGTCAAATTTATGGACAAAGTTTCCCCAATCTTGGTTCCTTTGCGGAAGTTAATCCCAATCCATTTTTAAATAAAACAACAAATCCAAAACCTTCTAAGACCAATAACAAGTCTGATGGTGATTTTTATCAGCAGTTGTTAAATGTCATGGGAGAAATGTCTAGTCCGGAAAGATACAACCAACTTCTTGGAATAAAATCTCAATTTGATTCTCAACAAATGGCTAGAGCATTGCCATATAATATGCTTCAACAATTACCTGGACAAATTACTCAAGCTTTTGCTTTACCAGCTGCAACTGTTTTAGCTGGTAAAATGGGTTTAGCACAAGGCATCGGTCAGTCAGCCGATATTATGGCAAAAGCAGGAACTAACATGGCTTCATTAACCCAATTAAGCCCTAGAGGTTTCAATTTTAATCCAACGAGTTACATTTAGGAGATAGATTATGAATCCCTTTGCAGCTGGTTTCCCCGATCTTGGAGCTATTGCTGGTATAGGCGGTGCTGGGGGTGCCGCTGGGGGTGCAGCCGGCGCTGCCGGTCTTGCTGCTAGTTTTCTAAATCCGGTTACTCTTGGTTTAGGTGCAGCAAGTTTAGGTACAAGTATTTTTGGTGGTTTAAACCAGGCAAATGCAACTCGTCGGGCTGGTGAAGACTACTTAAAAGCAGCAGCAATTAAAGATCGTACTGCAAGAGAAGCTTTAAGGGTTCAACAGGCCATGGGCAAACAACGAATGTTTGCAGACATGGCAATGGGCATTGGTGATCGTGTCGCTCAGCTGGGTTATGGCAGAGATCTAGAGCTGGGTCGCCAAATGCAAGGAGCAATGTTTAAGCAACGTGAATTAGAACCCGTAGCCATAGCAAATAGAATGGCAGAAAGAAGAGCATTACTTGGATTAGAAGGTAGTAGAGAAGCCAGGGATGCCGCAGAAAGAGCTAGTAGGCGTAAAATAAGAGAAACGATAGCCGGATCTGCCGGTAAATTTTCGGGTATGTTTGGTCCGATTGCGCCAATAAACACGAAAAACATGTTCATCTAGGAGTGAAACAATGAGTAGCGGTGGCGGTGGAAGTAAAACTGTATATGTACCTCAACCAGTAGCACCTCAGAGGGATAATTCAATGCAGCTCATGCTCGGCATGATGCAAGAGCGAGAAAATCGTGCCGATGCTCGGGCCGCAGCAGAAAGAGCTGAACGTAAAGCGGCTGAGGAAGCTCGTAAAGCAGCTGGTCAAGCAGGCCTTGCTGATTTCACTGATCTGTTATCGAGACAATTAAAACGCGGTTCAATCACAGAATCAGACGCACAGGCAAAACTGACTAATTATGGTTCTACTTATGGTTTAGATCCACAAGGCACTATCCGTAGCACCTCCGATGTTTTAAATTTTTACCAGACAAATGTTTTACCTGAAAAACAAGTCGAAGGAACCAAAAGACTTCTCAGAAATCTCTTAGGTAAAGAGCCAGATAAGGCTTTACTGGATCAATACTTAAAACCATATACACCAGTTGAATCAGAAGATGGTACGTTGCCAGGGGGTTATGAAGGTTATACCGGTTTAAGAACAGGAAACCTTGAAGGACTCAGACAACAGATCCTTGATTCTCCTGAATACAAAAAAACAGTTAACGATAATTACTTAGATAATTATTACGATACAAAGTTTGGTTCTCAGGTTACCGACTCTGAAGGCAATCGAACGAAGAGACGCACGTTTAAATTTAATCAAAATCTTTTGCCCACAATGGATCAATCCCTGCTTGATAATACGGGGATTTCAATGCCAGATTATGAATCTGCCTTTGGTGATGCAGAAGGTATGACGGTTGCAGAAATAGAAGAAAATCTCCAAGGTGTACGTGACACTAGAAATTTCTTATATAACGCCGGCTTAACAAATTTACAAGGTGAAATTGATACCAATATTACTAAATTAAAAACAGAAAGCCAAGAAAGGATTGCTGATATGACATCAGCAGCCACAGTTACAAGTAGCTTACTAGGAGGATTCTTCTAATGTCAGATAGATTTGTTATCGATACCACAAGGTTTCCCATTCAGTTTGGAACCCTGGATGACCTCGCTGCCTCTGGTGCCTTCGAGGATCTTTTAAATCAACCAGCCAGTTATCTGGATTTTGATGACCTTGGGCCTGTTAGTGCTGATGTTACTCGGCCTGACGATTCAAATACCGGCGGCTCTTCTTTATTTAATCTCGATTATTCACCTGATGATATTATTCAGCCCAGGAGGACAACAGAATCATCAGAAGTTAATATGCCCTATACTGGTAACCAGGGATTAATACCACTCACACTTGCTGATAGACAAGAGAAAAAAATGGCAAACCCAACTTACAGATCAGGTCAAGCTTTCGCTGATCCCTCCGCTGGCTATCAAGCCCAGGCAAATAGAATTATTGCGGAAGTTCAAGCAGGTCGAATGGCCCCCACCGAAGGGGACAGACAACTTGCTGAACTTCAAAACCAAGAATTTGGCGCTTCTTCTTTTGATATTGGCGAATTTGAAAATCTCCTTGGTCGTCTTGAAGGTTCCAAGATGCGCCAACAACGTCAAAAGTCTGTTGAAGGTCGTAGAGACATCATGCAGCAAGGGTTAGCATCTATGATGTCTAACTTCTAATTTTAATTTTAAAAGGAGTTTTATTATGTCTGCTTCCGATTTTATGTTCGGCACACCTGGCCAGAGCGCCACGGACAGAAGATTTGGTACTTATGATGCCGCTGGCAACTTTGTTGATACTGCCAGCAATGAATATGAAAAAAACATAAACACCATCATTGACGAGGCTCGTGCCGGCCGTTTAGATACAGAAGAAGCCAAAAGATTAATTGGTCAGCTTCAAAACCAAGAATTCGGCGCTTCTTCTTTTGATATTGGCGAGTTTGAAGACCTTCTCAATCGTCTTGAAGGCTCCAAAATGCGTCAGCAGCGTCAAAGATCTGTTGAAGGTCGTAGAGATATCATGCAGCAAGGCCTGGCTGGCATGATGGGTAATTTCTGATAAGATGAACCAAAAATCTTTGGCTGAAGATAATAAATCAGATTTACGATTTGATTTAAATCGTTATAAGCAAGCCTCTAAAGTTGCTTATGACTACGCCAAGAAACAGGTTCAAAACGAAGACAAAGAAGAAACCGAAGAGGAGGATTCGTAATGGAAGAAGAAGAATTTTACTATGGTGATGATCCCTTTTCGGTTTTATTCGATGAAGACCAGGCGCGCAAGGCGGCCAAGGCTGTTAAGATTTTTCAAGATGTATCCGTTGGTTCTTCTGTAGCTAAAGGGGCTGCCTCTGGTGAACAAGAAAGAGAAACAATTGGCAAAGGAGCTAGAGAGCAACGTGCTAGTGCCGAACAGGCCCAGCAGTTCCGAGAGCGGGATGAAGAGAGAGACCGCAGACAAGCGCAACAAGCGTATAGATATTGAGATTTTTGATCAGTGGGTTGAAAACCTGGATTCTGCGACACAAGAATCCTTTTTAAATTTTGCTGCCGATAATTATTCAATTATTGAAGTTTATTTGTATTCAAGATTTTTAGGTTATACAGGTACGATCACGGCATGTGATCACTGGGTAAAAGATAACTATAAAAAACCTGACCACAGAAAAACCCTGCTTTATGAAATCAATAAAATGCAAGAAGACATCGCCTTGTTAAGAGACGATGTTGAAAATGGCATTGTAAAAAGAGATGCAGGTGTGGCACGAATTGCTCAAATGCAAAAAGAAATTAGAGGTAACATTGCTCAGGTTGAGCAGTTTACAAACACTAAAGATCGCAAAGGTTTATTAATGGCTGGTGCTGATAGGGCGATCAGAGAATTGATGTTTATTTTTAAAGACGATCCCATCGAGGTGCCCCTTGAAGAAGCAACAATGAGTGTATGGGCAAGAATGCAATTAGAAGAATAATCTGTATTACAATATTTAAAAAGAGTAAAAAAATGTCTGCAAACCCCAATAAATTACCCGGCATGCCTGGTGCGTTTGGTTCAGTCGATAAAAATAATTTAGCCAAAAGACCCTCTTCGGGCAAGGGAAGAGGTGGCAGAAAAGAAAACATGAGAAGAGCACTTGAGCAACGCAGTAGAAGAGAGTTTATAGAAAGAGCCCAGGCCTCAGCTCGACAGGATTCTCGTAATAGACGCCCTAGTGACATGAGATCCCGCGGTATTTCAATGGGGCCAGGTAGAGCGGGTAGGTCTTTTTGATGTCTAAGAAAAAAATGCCGCCAGAGGTGTTGGCGCACTTTAAATCAAAAAACGCCAAAAAAGATGATGGTTCTGAAATGAGCCCAAAAGAAAAGCGTAAAGCTGCTCTTGAAAAAGCTCGTGAGTATAAGAAACAAAAAAACGATAAAGATAAAAAATAGGTTACTATTTAATTATTAGCCTATTATCTTGTGCCTTCCTATATTCACTTAGCCCTTAGAAGAAACGCAAGAGCGGCGTCTAGAAATTATCGTTTAAAAGAAGATAAGAATAAAGATATTCTTGAGAGAGCAAGGCAAGATTTTGGTTTTTTTTGTGATTATGTAGCAGATAAACCACCGGCTGAACACCATAAAGAATGGCATAAACATTTTGTTACTGAAGAAGATAGCTCATGCCTTTTGAGGATCGCTGGCCCTAACGTCGATTTATTGGCACCCAGGGGCTCCGCCAAGAGCACCGTATTAGGCCTGCTGACCGCCTGGGCCATTGGCATACATACAACGGCTAAAAAGCCTCTACAGATCCTTTATCTTTCTTATACCGTTGATATTGCAAGATCTAAGTCTGCAACAATTAAACGAATCATTGAAAGTAAAAGATATCAAGAAGTCTTTCCAACTGTTCGCCTGATGAAAAATGTAACCAGTAATGAATACTGGTCCATTGATCATCGTTTTGCGGGTATCGATACCACAGGTGAAGAACAGTTTACTCTTTGCGCCGCTGGTCTTAAAGGTTCGGTGACATCCAAGCGTTCTCATCTGGTTATGATCGATGACGCCATTAAATCATCTGCTGATATTTCTAACCCTGACATTCGTAAAACAATGCAGGATAACTGGAATGCAGTGATTGCTCCTACGATGTTTGAAGGTGCAAGGGCAATCTGTCTAGGCACCAGATTTAGACATGATGATATTCATGCCACTACTTTTAACGAACAGAACAATTGGACACAAATTGTTTTGTCAGCAATTCAAAACAATCCTGAAACAGGAGAAGAAGAATCTTATTGGCCAGACATGTGGTCTTTGGAATATTTAAAAGAAAAGAAAAGACAGGCTCCCATTGCTTTTTCTTTTCAGTACATGAATCAAATTGTTAGACAGAATGAATTGTCACTGGCACCAGAGTTGATTGTGAAAGCAGAAATTTCAACGGAGTTTGATAGCCTTGGCGTTGGTGTTGATTTGTCGGCTGGCACCAAAGAAAAAAATGACTACACCGTTATGGTCTTGGGCGGTCGCATTGAAGATCGAATTCATATTATTGATTACAGACGTATTCGAGTCATGGGTAATTTAGAAAAGCTAGACGCCCTAAAAGAATTATTAAATGATTGGTCGATTATTGGAATGGATCAAAACGGAACACCATTTCCAACATACTCAACATGTGATATATGGTCGGAAGCTGTTCAATATCAAGCTTCCCTGGAGGCAGATTTCAAACGTATCTGTTTAAATAATGATGGTCTCTACAACTTGATTTGGCATCCAGTCAAAGGATTCCGTGCAGACAAGCTGGCAAGATTCAGGGGAATCATGGGTATGTTTGAAGATCGTAAGATCATCTTCAATCGTTTCAGGAATTTTACTAATCTCTTCGAGGAACTCACAAACTTCGGAGTTAGTAGCCATGATGATTGTGTCGATGCTCTGGTTTGGCTTGTAAATGGTTTGGCGCGAAAAGGAAAACTACATGTTGATTACTAGTATTAAAATGATAAAAGAGAAACAAACGTGATGGGACCCGAGTACGTCGCAATTGCTCTTACTGCGGTGGTCTCAGCAATTACCGCCGGTGGGTGGACTGCAGGTAAAATTTTAGAACGTCAAACCGAACGTGTAAAGCAAGCGTTCGAGTATATTAATTCACAGAAAAGGAGAATTGATTTGCTTGAAGATCAGATTAATCGCATGCCTATTGACTATGTTTTAAAGGTTGATTTTCTGAGGGAAATCCAGGGATTGCATGATCATTTTAAGCAAATCAACACAAAACTTGATAAGCTTATTGAAAAGCTTTTGACAAAATGAGCTACATATTAGAACTACAAGAAAACAAGGATGGTGAAATCTTTGTTGTTTTTCCAGATGACATGACTGAAGAATTGAACTGGAATCAAGGAGATATTCTTCAGTGGGATTTAAAAAGTGGTGGAATTATACTGAGTAAAGTCAATGATAATCCTGGCGTAGAGGTTTTAGAGGAATGATTTATTACGGCGGCGAAAGCAATGTCCCTGGCGCACCAGGTAATGTTGGGGGTTTTATTGCAGGTGGTAATTTCCTGGGTGGCCAAGGTAGCGCCATTAATCCTGACTTACTAAGACGTGATTCACGCCAACAAAAAATTTATAATAAAGGCGTAGGAACCGATAATCCCTTTGAAAAGGAAACCTTTTTAAAAAGAACAGGACCCCAACTTCCACCTTTAGCGGGCACTAGCAACATGAGTAATGCTCTGCTTTCTCTTGGTCCAAACATCATTGGTAATGTTGCTGGCATGCAGTCTGCAGCACTAGCAAGAAACCCCATTAATATTCCGAACATTCGCGGTTTCTGATGCAAGTTCCTGCTGTACCATTAGGTCCGGCTTTAAATATTCCTGATCCCTTTGTAATACCTACTCCGGTGTTAGAGCTTCCATCGGCTTTAATACCGGACTATGAACCATTGCCCCCATACCTGGATCCAGGGGAAGCTGAACAAGTCGTTCTTCCGGCTCCAGTAATTAACGAGGAAGAGAAAGAAGAAGAGGAAAAAAAATCAGAGCCTGAGCCAAAGCAAGAGGTAGTGAAGGAGAAAATCATACCAAGAGATTTTATAGAAAAAACTTTACCTCCACCAATTAAACCTGTTGTCATACCTCCGATGCCACAGCCAGTGGTTGAGGAGCCAGAAACACAAATAAAAGAAACAACAACAGTACAAATACCAGGGACAGAAATAGAAGTTCCTGTTCCAACAGCAGAAATAATGAGCGCTGCAGCTACTACTAGTGTTATTAGTGTTGGAGCTACACTTGCAGCAACAAGCGTATTCAAGCGTTTAGTTACTGTCTTAAAACCTGTGATTCAACAGGTCGTGAATAGGATTCAGAAGTTAAGGGGGAAGGAGGCAAAAAGCTGGGCAAGGCAGAGACTGGAATCACGTCTGCACAGATCGCATAAAAAGGAGAATCTGGTCTAAGTGTATAACCTAATTTCATTATTTTTACACATTCTTTTACTCTCACTAATTCATAATCCAGTCGTTCTTTTTCTATTTTTCTCCGGGCCAATTCCTTACATAATTCAACTGCCCCGCCATCCAGAGGAACTGACAAACTGGCTTGAACACCAAAATTTTGACTGATTGATGGCCAATGTTTAATTGACTGTCTTGATTCTGTCTGCATTACATAAGGAGTAATGCTTAGTACAGATCCATTACAGTAATGACCCTTACCGTAGCTTTGGGTTGAAAGACTTCCTTGATTGATCTGGACAGCCTGGTTAGCAACTGAGCCAGTAATTGCAGCCTGAGGATTTGCTACGTTTGTTGTCTTAGGCTCATCAGCCCTAACAGGAAGAATTATTGCGAGAATACAGACAAAGATGTAGTAGTAGAAGTTGTGGTAATAGTGCGGGTAATATCTTCTGTTTCGACAATGCCAGCGGCTCTTTCCACGATTTCCAATTGATATTCTAAAGTGGGATCTACGATTTCCCATGAGGTTCCTGAGTTGGAAATGTATCCATCAGTGCCGTCACTGGTATTTACGGCCTTGACGTTTTGACCTTTCCAGGTGGTTACATCTCCACCATAGCGTTTAATTGAAATTGTTTCGTTAATTGTTTGTGTTGAATTTGTTGTTTGAGTCATACTCCCTGTCGTAAAATTAGGAGTAACTCTTTGAGCAAAGGCTGGGGCTGAAACCAGAAGAATCAATAAAATTTTTAACATTGTACATAAAGTAATTTACTTTCTTTTAGTTTAGAATCACCTAGATTACATATTATGGAAAAGCTAGTGACAGGAAAATTAAAAGATACTTTGGTTTCTTTGGTGCCAGCCGCCGTCTTGGCTTGGGCACTTTCCATACTTACCGCTGGATACCTAGGAATGGCAAAAAATATTGATGCTGCCTTTATTAGCAGTCTTGTTACATCAGTACTAGCAAGCTATGGAATTTCTAGAGCTGATAAAAGTAATGATAAAATTAAATGATGAAATAAAATAAGATGGCACAAGACGATTCTAAATATACAAAACCTGCTTTACGCGAAAGGATTAAGAAGCGCATTACAGCTGGTTCTAAAGGTGGCAAGCCCGGCCAGTGGTCTGCTCGTAAAGCACAGATGGTTGCTGCTGAATATAAAAAGAAGGGCGGTGGCTATAAAGGTGGAGAGGGCAAGAAGCAAAAGTCTTTGAAGAAGTGGGGTAAAGAAGATTGGCAAACAAAAGATGAGTACGAAAAAGGCAAGGCGAAGAAAGCAGCTAAGGCAGCGAAAAAATACAAGAGTAAAAAATAATGGCAGATAAAGCAATCCAAAAAGACGGCACTACCAAGCGCTATCTTCCCAAGAAAGCCTGGGCCGCCCTTTCTAAAGAAGAAAGAGAAGACACCGATCGCAAAAAAAGAGAGGGCTCCCGCAAAGGAAAACAGTTTGTTCCCAATACAGAAAAAGCAAAGAAAGCTGGAAAAGCTGCTAGGATGTACAAAAATAAAAAAAGATAACAGTGGACGCCAAAGCCAGACTTAAGGAAATTATTGACTCCTATCTTAATAAAGATGGTGGAGAAGCAATTGATACTGGTATTGTTGCAGGCCACTTAGCCCAAATGAAAATGTTTGGCATCCGACAGGGTGTAGAATTTTTTCCCGCTCAAGACAACTTTGGCAATCAGCGCAAAGATTTTTTAGATCGTGTTATTAAATATAATTCTTTAGATACAAGGCTAGATTCTATTTGGGATTATTTTCTTTGCGATGGTCAGGGATTGTTTTATGTTCGACCTACACCCAATAATTATCGTCTTTATTATTTCAGAGCCCATGAGTATCGTAGCTTTTACGACGTTGATGGGGACTTGGATGAAGTCGTGGTCATCTATAGCTATAAAGTAAGACAAGGCTTAGGTTTTCAGCAAGACATCCAGGCTCAAGACTTAACCGGCCAAGAATATGGTGGTAAACCAGGAGCAAAAAGATACATTAGGTTATCAATTAAACGTAAAACAATTGAAGAAACCCACTCAGAAGCTGAAATTTCTTTTGATACAAACCATCAGAATATAAACGGTAAAACCAAAACATTTAAAAATAGTCTCGGTTTTATTCCTTGTGTGGAAATCTTCAATAATCCCAAGGGTTTCTCCAACGAAGGATCAGGTGAATTTGATGCCTTGGCTAATCATATTGTTACTCATGATGAGATTGTTCGCACAATGCGAAAGAATGTACAGTTCTTTGGTAACCCAACATTGTTATCTTCTCGTCCCAAGACAGATTTGATGGAAGCGGGAGGAGATTCTGTTGTTCAAAGACCATCAATTGCAGCCAACTCTGGCTTTGTTGGTTCAGGACCATTAAGTCAATCTAGGTTTAAAGCTGACCCAATCATGAGAGGGTCCGATGGACAGATCAGAGTTCCAAGAGTCATTGCAAATTTAGAACCCAATGATCGTGTTGGATATATTGTTCCTGACGCAATTACTGGAGATCAGAATGCTTTCTCTAGGCAGTTTAGAGAAGAAATTCGTACTTCATTAGGTGGTGTAGATGAACTTTCTATTTCTGCTGGTGTTACCGCAACTGAATATAAATCGTTATTTGGACGTGTTTCGGCTACTTCTAAAAAGAAAGCTACATCTATTTATACATATGGTATTTGTAGATGCCTTGAATTGATTGTTTTTCAAGAAGAAAAACTGTTCAGAGAATCACTGGCTGCGGCGGCGGGACTTGAAAAACCGATTGACTTACCAGAAGAAGCTAGTGACGAAGAACTTAGGGCGTATTCAATGGCTATGGATACTTTTGAAGAACAAGTCAAGCGTTTGATGATGGCTTGTTTGCAAACCCAACAGTTGCCTCCAGGTATTGAAGGCTTGATTCCAGATGGAGATTTAACCGTTCAGTGGAGATGGATGGGTCCTGTATATGAAGATTCCACGCAAGATATTTTAAATAACTCTATAGTTGTTAGAAACCTGCAAGAATTAGGTGTTGATAGTATTGAAGCACTGAAATACCTCTTTCCGTCCAAGACGGATGAGGAACGGGCCGCGATGTTGTCGGGGTTCCCGTTCAGGATGGTGGGTGAATTACAGAGTGCATACTCTCAATTTGCTCGCCTGGTGGGGGGGATGATGCAGACACCCCACCCGCAGTCACCGGATCTTCCAATGGCTGCGGATCCCAGGTTGGATTTAACGCCATATCTGTATCGAACCCTAGAAGCATTACAAAAGGAGATGAGTTATGCAGGACGCTACCGTCCAATCGACCCCACAGATGAGCCAAGCCCAGCCGGCCGTAGCACCAAGCAGCTACGTCGCGGCAGCACCCGCACCCCAGGCGGTGGCGGCACCTCAGGCTCCAGTGGCTTATCAGGTGGGTACCAGCTACCCCCAAGCGGTACCTCAGGCAGTGCCCAGCTACCAATCAACCCCTATTCAGTACGCCCCCCAATCCCAACCAGCGCCGGAAGCTCCGCAGGTGGGGAATCCATGGGAATCGGCGTTCAACAAGGTGGTGAACCTGCTGAGTACACCAGTTCAATCCCCGTTCCAGGGACAACCCTCGCAGCAGACGACTCAATATACCCCGGCCAATTACGGAGTAACGAGCAACCCAGCTACGTTTCAATCGGATCCGCAGACCTGGTCAACAAACCCGACCTCATATTCCAACTCTTCCCGAACTTCCTCGATGTCGTCGGGGAAACTTTACGGCCTAGAGGCACAGGCAGCCCACGCGGAAGTCAACAACGCGATCGCGGATTATTACAATCTGAGCGACGAGAGCAGGGACGTGATCAACGCGCACGGCGTGGAAGCTCCGGCGATTCTGAATCAGTACGCCCTAAACCTCGAAGGACTGGTAGACAGCGCCCTGGCGTGGGGAAGCAGAGCAACAAGCGCAATTAGAGGTTACGCTAATTTCGCTGTTAATGAGCATAATGAAAACCTTGCTTATAACGAGATCCTTACGAATCCCGACACTCTCAGCGATTACACTCTGAAGTTCTTCGGTCCAGAAGGTCCTTATCCTGTTTACGAAAGCGAGGCAGAACTGGAAACACCCGGCATCCGCACTGCGACTCCTGGTGCCCAATATAATTTCCCCGCACCTCCTTCCTCTGCTGCTCCTCAAACACCTCAAAATTTCTGGGGTACTTTCCAAGAGCAGATGGCTCGTGATCCCCAACAAGCTTGGAGAATCCTGAACCAGGCACAACCCCAAACAGTTGCAAACAAACTGTTTGTGATGGAATGATTTTAAGCCGGTGATTAGTAAAATTACCGGCTGCTAAAATCTTTGTTAGATAAGACACAACATGTCTGAATCTTTCACCCGATAACAACACTTCCTAAGACACTGGAGGATGAAACAAAGTGTTTATTGATAACGATTTTCCAAAAATTCTAGGTGCGGAACTTTATCGTCCTCACCCTGCATACGTTTGCGAGATGGCTGTTGAGCCCGTCGTGGTTCATGACTTTACTCGTCAGCCCGGCCAAACCGTTCAGCTGGACCGCTATAAGTTCTGGGGAACCCCCGGTACGAAGGACAGCCGCGAGCGTATTGCTGACCAAACCATTGGTACTGCTAACAGCCGTAACATCACCAAAGAAAAGGTGCTTGTTGTGCTGAAGGAATACACCGGTCCTGCAGACCCGGGTGATCCTACCCAACCTTCCACCTTCAAGATTGCTCGTGAAACCCTGATTACTGCTCAGCGCCTGCTGCTGGACACCGGTAATCTGAATATGTTCCACCAGTCCATCGGCTCTCTGACGCTTCTGGATGACTATCGTCGTTGGCGTGATCGCGTCTTCATTGATGAACTGGCCAAGGCAGAAGCTATCGGTGTAGCTTCCAGCTCACAAGGCGGTTACTATTTTGCTGGTAACAAGACCAAGGATTCTTCTGGTCGTATTGCTTACACTGCTGCTGAGTATCTTACTCAAAACCAACAGTTTTCTGTTCGCACTGACCTGCTGACTGTTGTTAAGGACCTGCGTAAGCGCAACGTTCCTACTTTCTCTGACGGCCTGTATCGTTGCATTTGCGATCCCGTGTTCATGATGCATCTGCGTCGTGATCCCGACTTCCGTGAGATCGCTCGTTACGCCGGTGCTCCTGGTCAAGGCATGTACATGGGCAACCCCATGATGCCTAACAACTCCAGCTTCTACATGGGTCCCCAAGCTGGTCAAGGTTATTTCCTGGCTGGTGAGCCCGTGATGCCCACTGGTGTTCAATTCGAAGGTGTTAAGTTCTTCGAGTCCACCAACTTCCCAAGCAAGAATATTACCGCTTCCTTTGATGGCACCGGTGGTACTTATGCTTCTAGAGAAGTTTCCCAAGGTTTCTTCTTTGGTCCTCAAGCTATTGGTGTTGGCGTCGGCGGTCCCAACGCTCAGGTGCTCATCAACAATAACGATGACTTCAGCCGCTTTATCATTCTGATTTGGCAACTGTACGCTGGCTTCGAGATCCTCAACAAGGACTTCGTTACCAACGCATTCAGCTTTGTCGATGATGATGGTGTGGTTTGATTTTTAGTTAACTAAACATACAAAGGAGAGATAGATGAGCTACTTATCTGCAAAGAAAATTTACCCAGGTAACCAAACCTCGGCTCTTAACGGTTGGTATAAGAACATTGATACCAACGATGATTCAACCAATGATGCCTCTAAGGGCGGCCCCACTTCTGTGCTGTCCACCCCAGGCTATCGCTACTTCCAGCAACGTGGTTATGTTGAAGTGGCAGTTACTTCCGGTAGCGCTATTGCAACCGGCAATGTGATTGTTCCTTCTCCTTATAGAAACGATGACACACGCCCTGATATTACTGGCTTAGTAATTTCTGGTAACAGCACTCAGCCTGCTTATGTGTATCGTACCGCTATTTCCGTGGCAAAAGGCTGGGGCGACAAGCGCGTTGCTTCAGGTGTGTTTGCTTCTACCGGCAACCTGATTTCTTTCGGTCGTGACTCCGCTGGTCCTACCGCAGCTTCCGGTGTTGGCGAAGGCGTCATTCAAGCAAACCTGACCTCAACGGTTTCCGGTGATGCCGCAACGAAGATTTTCTTCTCTGGCACTTCCCAAGCTTTTGGTTCACATCCTTTCTTAACTGCTACCGGTGCTGCCGGTGTGTCAGGAAAAGTTGTGAATTATGAAGCAACCGCCGCAACCACTATGAAAGTGTTTGCCAAGGGCGCTGCTAATGATACCAGCACTTCGGGTGGTTATTACATCTCCGATGCTGATTACAATGCAGGCCTGAGAGGTTATCTGGTTGTAGAAATCTGCTACATCCAACCTGACGAAGCACCTGGTTACGAAGATATCGAAGCCTACATTCCGGCTCGCACCATTTCCTGATAGATAGGGTAAACTAGGACCAGGTATTAATATCTGGTCCTAATGCTTTATCAACACAAGAAAACAGGTGCTCGCGTAACAGTTGTTAGTGAGTGGGATGATGGCGAATGGTTTATGCTGAAAGATCAAGATGATCGAATTTTCACAGCACACAGAAGTGAATTACTTGAAGATAAACCGGCAACAGCAAAAGTTAAAACTCTTCAAGTAAAAGACAAAGCATCAAAAGAAGAACCTAGAGTTTTTCCACCAGATAATAGATTAAGTATTAATGGTGCAACGTCTCAAATGATTGCTGATCACGTCAAAGGGATTGGCATGAAAACTGCAAAGGAAATTAAAGATCTTCAGATGTCTTTATCGGGCGAAAGATTTAACAACCTGGAGCAGTTAAGACAAATCAAAAGAGTTGACTGGGATTCTGTTTTTTCAGCAAATATCATTCGCCTCTAATACTTGCCCCGCACAGCGGGGCTTTTGATTATAACAATTTATAATTAGTTGATAGCAAGAGATAGCAGTGCAACTTTCTGATTTTGACAAAAGTAGAGTAAGGTACCACCTTGGTTACTACACTGTTTCTGTGCCAGCAGGTGACTATGCCAGGCTGGAAGAAGCAATGAATACAGTACCTGATTCTTTCTTTTATGACAGAATCATTATTCAAATTGGTCGTTGTGATACGGCAGAAAAGAAAACAGAAGTTGCGTCTACTCCTTCTACTCGTTTAGAAACAATCGCAGGTGACGTTGATAGAACGATCCGATCTAGCAATGCAAAAGAAGCATTAAAGGTTTGGGATGAGATCTATCTATACGAAACCAATCGTCTTGCTGGCATCCTGTACGTTCCAAACTACAAGGATCCATTCCAGGCACGATATCGATTTGATCGATCTGGCGCTGAATTTATCCAGGCATTACCTGGTCCTGCTGACACTGCTGTTGGTTCCCGTTTGTATTTACGTGAGGTTGCTCGCTAATGCCTATTCCAATCCTAGGACCAATAGGAGAAATTTTTAATTTAGGTGTAAATAATATTCTTTCTTCTCAACAACGTAATCAATTGCGCGAGCAAAATCCTGGTTTTCTCGGTCAGGCACAAGCTGGTTTATATGGTTTAGCACAAACATTAACTGGTGGTCCTTCTTCTATTTTGCCTCAAGCGGTAGAAACAGTTCAACAAGTTTATGGTTTGAAACCAAAACCTCAGCCAACTGAATACTATGGTCCAGCTTATGCTTCTGCAGAAGCTTTAGGTTTACCTAGTGGCAGAGGTGGTTTAGATAAAAAGTATAAAGCAGAAGAACTTAAAGCAGGTGGTCAAACTCCCACTCCCGCCCCTGTTGTTACAGCTCCAGTAGTACCTGGTCAACAAACAGGAAACGCTGGAGCCATGGAAACTTATATGCAATTAAAGCGGCAAGCAAAGACTCCAGAAGATTACGAGATACTTGATCAACTTGGCATGGCAATTCACCAGGAGAAGTTTGGAACGCCTCAGATGCGCATGGAAAGCACCATCGGTACCTTTAATCCTTTAATGGCACAGATGGGTCTTCAGCAGCCTGCTAGGGGCATACAACCAGATAAAGAAGCACTTGTTGACAAGATGGACCAACAAGCC